CTTTTAGGCGACCCCAAACGTTACTTGCGGAGAAGTTATCATCCTCGCACGGCCTTGAGACTATAAGCTTTGGGCCAACACCCTCGCCACCTGCGTATCTTGTTATGCGTATATCAAGTACGCCTGATTTGAAGTTAGTACTCATTTTACAGCCGATATGACATTGTCTGCCATTGTTACCTCTGCAAAGAACTCACGGCCCTTACGTTGCCCGAACTTAGGATATTCGGGGGAGTAAGGCCGGTTACATCCGGCAAAAGAGCCATCTGGCGTATACTCTGGGCCAAAGAAGGATGTTTCGGTATAGTCCAAGGGTTGGCCTATGTTTTCTTTCATCTCTTTTTTGGATTTGTAGTTTAATATCATCATTGTTATTATCTTTCTTAATTGTGGGGGGAAGTGTTACCCTCCCCCCGGTTTTTGTGTTTATTCGAAAAAAGAACCATTCCAAGAGTTGCCCATTTCGAAATAATGACCATCGAAGTCTAAGTTGCTAAACTTATCGAATAGGTCATACCCATTGTACATATTTAAAGTATCATTCAAACCGCCTTCGAAACTCATACTAATCGTTTCGTCATTGGCATACTCGAAATAGTCAGAGCCTTTAATATCTTCAATAACAGTCTTTCTTCCGGAACTGTCATAATCCCAGCATATGCTATTGAAATAGATTCTTACATCGGTATCTAAGTCGTGTTTACGCAAGAACTTCTCTATCCTCTTGGCTACTTTAGTCTTATTCATTATGTTCACCTTTCTTTTAAGATTAATAATTGTATTGGATGCTATCCCTTGGGACATCCTCAAGACTTGGGAGAGGGCTGTTTCCTCTCAGTCTCACCTCCATCTGGGAGGCGGCCAAGTCATCACATTTTCAATAAGCTATACCGTACACATATGACAGGGGAGAAAGTTCCCAAGTATTTTAAAATAGTTCCATCACCCTCGAGAAATAGTTTGCAATTGAATGGAACTTTGAGGGGACTGGGTGGAACTTGGGCCGGGAATCGTGCTTGCTGCTGTCACTTCATCCCATATCCTGCGTAGGTTGGCCCCAGATATTTCAACCTGAGGAAATCGGTCTTCACTTTTTCAACCCCGTTTATTTCAACCTGAAACCGATAGGGGGGGCGTACCACATAAATATAAGACACACACGCATACAGATATTATTTTTTAGAAGTTTTTTGAAAGTTTGAGGTGGGGGAGGATTCGCGGGTACTATTCTACTATTTCGCGGTACTATACTTAATACTTACTATACTTAATATATACTATACTCTTCTTTTTTTTAATATTATAATATTATACTATACTACTATACTACTATATTACTATTATACTATTATAGTAAGTACTTAATATATTAATATACTAATAATATTATTACTGTCTCAACCGACAAAAGAATTTATTTGATTTGACCTATATAAGTCAACCCTTTTTTTCATCTTGTTTCAAAATATAAAATAATAGTATATTCTGACCATGGAAACGAACCCCAGCATTGACATCTTAGACCTAGGCCCCGCGATAGACACTCTCAAGTCGTTGTCGTGCAAGTTTCGGGAGACTGGAGATTATATGTACATGATGGAGATACTGCTCTTAATTGACGAAATAGAGTCTCCGGTGTTAATTGAGCTGTTGGAGCCCGACTTTATCAAAGCAGAGGCGTAGTTTGTACGTAAAGACCATTAGTGGTGTTGATTACCACTTATACGAGGATGAGTCAGAGTTCCGTAAACACCATAAAAAAGAAGAATTAAAGGGTGATTGGCGTAAAGCACAAGAGGGAGAGTGGGCTTTAAGCGATGATGGACAGGTATTTAGTGTATTGAGACGTGCTGTGATGTATAGTAATCAATATCATCAGGATACGGACTACTTGCGGACATTACTTGGCACGGTCTTTGTTGCTGATGGGGTGAAGCTCTCTGGTGAACCAGCGGCAGATATCTACACTTTTACCAAATATAGGACGAGTAGGTACATTTCTGCCCGGGAGAAGCTCTTTGCTAAGATGGTTGCCATGGGGCGGGACGCTGCTGATGCCTATTTGACGGTCTATAAGACGAAGAACCGTCGTTATGCTATAAACCGTTCTAAGATTTTATTAAGACAAAAGAGGATAAGAACATTGATTAACAAAGAAGTTGAAGAGTTGATGGATGATTTGGGTATTACCAAGACCTATTTACTCGAAAACGCTAAATCAGTGGTAGATAAGGCTGGTGCCCGTGATGGGGACAAGCTAAGAGCATTAGAAACATTAATGAAGATATCGGGATTATTGTCTACCGATAAGAAAACAGACTCCATTTCACTCATACAGGAGTTTACTGGTTTTACAAAAGATAAACTTAAAGCCTTTGAGTCGGGTCTAATCGAAGAGAATGCGTCTCAATAGGAAGATATGGCAGTATCCTAAGCAAATACGCTGGGGTAGTGTGATTTACAAGATAAACCTCATAAGGAGCAGTTATGCCTAAAGTAGGTAAAAAGAAGTTCCCTTACACTGAAGCCGGAAAAAAGGCAGCTAAGAAGTATGCCAAGAAGGTTGGTAAGAGAAAAAAGAAATAGTGCCCAATAAAGCAGCCAAGTCAAGGAAGCGTTTAAGGAAAAAACTAACAATTGAAAATAAAAGACGTAAAAGAGGAGTTGTCAAGGCGAGAAAGATTGCCCGGAAAGAAAGGGAAGAAGCAGAAGATAGAGACATTTAGCGTTATACCACCCCCGGAAGAGATGGCTCGCCGGGATGATATACTCGTTAAGTCATATCAAGACCTGTTATTCTTCGGAAGGGCCTTTCTGCCCAAAGACTTCATGTATAAGAGCGCTTCGCCCTCTTGTCACTATACCGTATCTAAAAGACTTATCTCTACCAAACCGGGTGAGCGTCTTTGTATTATACTTCCCCGTGGCTTTGGCAAGTCAATTCTATCTAAATCAGCTATTTTACATAAACTTTGCTTTGCTGGCGAGGATGACCAGAACTTTATTGCTTGGGTATCAGAAGAACAGGGTCAGGCTATTGACCACTTGAAATACCTGAGATACCACTTAGAAACCAATAAGACCATTAAGTACTACTTTGGTAACATGGATGGCGGTACCATGGGCAAAAGGTGGACAGAGAAAGATTTAGTGACTCCCAAGGGAGACAGAATCATAGCCAAAGGTACCAGTCAGCGTCTAAGGGGACGTGCTGAGGTGGATGTGAGGTATACGGGTATCATATTAGATGACTTTGAGTCTGAGTTAAACACCAAGACACCGGAGCGTCGCTCTGATATTAAGAAGTGGGTGGTATCTACAATCTATCCTGCTTTAGAGGAGTCACCCGGTAACGAGGGTTGGATATGGTTAGCCGGTACTATTGTTCATTATGATAGTTTTCTACAGATGACATACGACGGATACAGGAAAGCTAAGAAGGAAAGCCGTCCATACCCGTGGGATGTCTACTTCCATAGGGCTGTAGAAGAGGGAAAGGCCCTGTGGCCCGAACAATTCCCACTTACAAAATTAAAACATAAGAAACAAGAGTTTATTGAGGCTGGTTTAGTCAATAAGTATGCTCAGGAGTATATGAACGATGCTCGGGACATATCCAATGCAGCCTTCAAGATAGATAGAATACAGCACTATAGCGGCGAGCGGAAGCTTATGAATGGTTTTAACTACATCATGGAGGAGGATGAGGTCATTCCTATTAATATTTACATGGGTGTTGACCTTGCAGCTACAGCCACCGCTACTTCAGACTTTCAGGTAATACTGGTTATGGGTATTGATTCAAAGAACAATCGTTATGTATTAGAATACTTTAGAGAAAGAATACCAACATTTGATGTTCCAGCTAAGATTATAGAGCTGGCTAAGAAATATAGCCCCGTAAAGCGGGTGACCATTGAAACTGTAGCAGCACAGGAGATGGTTAGGGATATGGTTACCAGAATGAGTGCTAACGAAAAAAGACTAATGCCGGGGATATTTAAGGGCGTAAAGCCACCTAACCGGATAAAAAAGGAAGATAGGCTGGAAACAACACTCGGCCCTATCGTTAATTCTAAAAAGCTTTTCATACAAAGAAACATGACTGAGATAGTCGATGAGTTCTTTGAACACCCGAAACCTCGTAATGATGACATTATGGACGCTTTATACTATGCGGACTACTTTGCCCGAGCACCTAAGTCATCGGCTACAAGCAAAGAGGGGTTTGCGAATAGTAAACGTAAAGATAGACTACTACCCAGACTTAAAAAATACAACTGGATGACTGGTGCCAGAAATTAATTATTTAATTGTTGTGTTTATTGTCAGTCTGTTCGTATATTCCAAAGGTGTTAAGTGTAACTTAACCAAACTGTTTATAAACATATTCAAAAAAGCTGTTAATCCACATACCATATGGCTAAAAGAAAAAGCAGATTCCCCAGTTACGGCCTAGTAAGAGGGGCGTCTCACGCACAAGGCGGTGTCGCTGGCATGGTTGCTGGCGAACAACCCGTTGAACTCGAAGGCGGCGAATGGATAATACCCAAAGAAGCCGTTCCTGACTATTTACCCGTTTTAAAACAAATTACCAATCAAGGCCGCGCCATGCAGCAAATGCAGAATGGCAATACGGCTATAGACGCCTTAATGGCCTCCGCTTCTATGGAAAATGGACTTACACCGCCGAGGTCTCCTATGTATGGGGGTGGTGGTCGATTACAATCTGGAGATGTGGGTTCCGTTATTGACGATTTAAGTATTTTCGGGGACAAGTCAGCTGTGGATGTATTAATGGCCTCCGCCTCTCTGGAGAACGGATTATCTCAACCATCTACCGCTGAGCAGTACTGGCAAAAGGCTGCGGCCCGTGGAGGTACAGGTTCCGTAGGTTCCGACTATCTTGGTGATTATATGGATAGGATGGAGAGACAAAGAGTTGATGGAGTTATACCGGAGTATGACCGAGAGCACTATAGTGGGTTTGATAAATTTCAAGATTTTAAAGAGTCTATCGAGTCTGGAGAGAAGATTAAGGAGTTTGGCGCAGAGGCTGCGGATAGAAGGCGCCAAAGAGGAATAAGCCCAAGTGTACAAGAGATGATGACACGGTCTTGGGAGAATAATCCCGGCGGGTTAACCATTCGAAGACCCGAAGAAAGATACGGTTACCAAACTGGTGGTCAAACTCCAGAGTTAGGGATACGGAGGGGGCCCCAGTCGCTGCATGAACGTGATGCTTCAATGGATAGGATGTGGGATAGTGTATATGAAATGCAGG